GGCAGGCTTAGACATGCTCTACATACGAAACGGTGATTCTCTGTGAGCGCAAAACGGCTAGAAGAAGGTAGTGAATACGCCGAATACGATGCCGATGGCGACGGCGTGGTTTCTGACGAAGAAATAGAAACTAGCAAAGAGTTGTTAGAGCTAAAGCTTCACCATGAGCGTGCGGATGCACAACGCGCCATGAGTTGGTTTGCGCTGTGGGGAATGCTTTTGTACCCATCGCTGGTGGTCGCATCGGAGTTTTTCGGTCTATCTCAAGCCGCAAAGATCTTGGGCGATATGGCAGCAGTCTATTTCGTCTCTGTTGCAGGTATACTGGCGGCGTTCTTTGGTGCTCAAGCGTGGTCAAGCAGGAGATAAGATGTATCACTATAAGGCTAAACTTGTCCGGGTCATTGATGGAGACACCATAGATGTGGACATTGATTTGGGCTTTGACGTGTGGCTGAAGAAGCAACGCATACGGCTCGCAGGCATTGACGCACCGGAGTCCCGCACTAGGAACAAGGCTGAGAAGGTCTTAGGGCTGGCGGCTAAAGCCCGACTTGTGGAGCTTTGTTCTGACGAGATGCAGCTAGAATCCCTCGGCAAAGGCAAGTATGGACGCATCCTAGGCATTCCAAAGACCTCCGAAGGTGTCAGCATGTGCCAGATTCTTATTGATGAGGGTCACGCTGTCGAGTATTGGGGCGGTAAAAAAGTTAAGGTTTGGGCGTGATGTGGCAGATAACTGGAGTTCTGGGCATAGCCCTACTGGTTACCGCTGGCGCTTTCAAAATGTACGCTGATAAAACAGAGGCTGAAAAAGAAGCCATGGCTATGGATTTGCGTCAGGCATCGGACAACCAGCTTGTCCTAGAAACGAGCATATCTAATCTAAACAAGCAGCTCACCGAGGCGGAAGAGCGTCAGCAGAACATATTGGATCGGGTGAACGAGCTTCAAGCTGCCAACGCGCAGGCACAAAAAGAGGTGGAGTCGATCAGAAAAAAGTTCGCAAAGCACGATATGAATGTGCTTTCGTTACGCAAGCCAGTGCTGATTGAAAACATCATCAACCGAGGCACTAAGGGGGTGTTAAGTGATCTGGAAACTATTACCGATCCTTCTTCTTAGTGGTTGCGGTCTTTTAGGTCGAGAGCCGTACATCCCAGAAACAAAGAAGGTTGAGGTGGTTACTGTTACCCAGCCAGCAGCCGTTTATCACCCTGTTTTACCAAATGCCATAGCGACATCTCCAGTGGAGTGGAAAGTGCTTACGCCTGAGACGATGCAGGAGTATCTTGATGACTTGGCTGATGGAAATGCACCCACCAACGCTTACTATGGGCTGTCAACGAAGGGCTACGAAAACCTTTCATCCAACATGGCAGAGGTGAAACGCTATATCCGCCAAGTGCTAAATATTATACAATATTATAGAAATTTGGACGAGGAACTCGAAGATGAGAGTGACGAGCGAGGAAGGGATATCCCTGATAAAGAAATTTGAAGGTTGTGAGCTGAACGCTTACCAGTGCTCAGCTAACGTCTGGACGATTGGTTACGGTCATACTAGGGGTGTTAGCGAGGGCGATTCATGCACCCAGAAGGACGCTGATGACATGTTGGTTGATGACCTTCAAGAGTTTGAAGGCTATGTCAACGAATTGGTTGATGCTGAGCTTACTCAAAGCCAATTCGATGCTTTGGTGGCTTGGACGTACAATCTAGGCCCAACCAACCTGAAAGACTCTACTTTGCTAAAACGCTTGAACGAAGGGGATATGGCGGACGTTCCGCACCAAATTCGGCGTTGGAACAAGGCTGGAGGCAAGGTTTTGGACGGTTTGATTCGCAGGCGAGAGGCAGAAGCCTTGTTGTTCCAAGGAGAAGCTTGGGAAAATGTCTGAACTGTCGCTCAAAGACTTTGAGATTCTATCGGAGCAGGATCAAAACGAAGCCTTGGCGCTGCTGTCCCGCTACGATCAGATGGAGAAGCAGGATAAGTGTCAGAACGACTTTATCGAGTTTGTTAAGCACATGTGGCCTGAGTGCATATTGGGCCGTCATCACAAGATTATTGGCGATAAGTTCAACAAAATCGCTCAGGGCAAGCTCAAGCGGCTGATCGTTTGCTTGCCCCCGAGACACTCTAAGTCTGAGTTTGCGAGCACCTATTTTCCTGCATGGATGATGGGCCGCAAGGGTGATCTCAAGATCATTCAGACCACGCACACGGCTGAGCTGGCGGTCAGATTCGGCAGAAAGGTGCGTAATATCATTGACTCAGATGATTACTCTCAGGTGTTTCCTGAGCTGCAATTGCAGGCCGACAACAAGTCTGCTGGTCGATGGACAACCAACCAAGAGGGCGAATCGTTCTACGCAGGTGTTGGCGGCGCTATCACAGGTCGCGGCGCTGACCTTCTAATCATTGACGATCCGCACTCTGAGCAAGACGCGCTGTCGCCTACTGCGATGGAGTCGGCTTATGAGTGGTACACATCTGGCCCTCGGCAGCGTTTACAGCCGGGCGGGACAATCATCATCGTAATGACTCGATGGTCAACCAAAGACCTCGTAGGCAAGGTCTTGAAGAAGCAGGGCGATGATCACGCTGATCAGTGGGAGGTTGTTGAATTCCCCGCCATTATGCCTGAGTCAGAAACCCCACTATGGCCCGAGTTCTGGAAGAAAGAAGAGCTTTTGTCGGTCAAAGCGTCATTGCCTATCAGCAAGTGGAACGCCCAGTGGATGCAAAACCCAACCGCTGAAGCTGGCTCTATCGTGAAGCGCGAGTGGTGGCGTAAATGGGACAAGGACTGGGTGCCTGCTTATGAGTACGTCATCCAAAGCTATGACACCGCCTTCAGCAAAAAAGAAACCGCCGACTATTCGGCTATCACCACATGGGCGATATTTCAGTCTCCAGATGACAATGTTCAAGCGATTATTTTGTTGGACGCCAAACGAGTCAGGTTGGACTTTCCTGAGCTGAAACGGCTGGCTTACGAAGAGTACAAATATTGGGAGCCAGACTGCATTTTGATTGAGGCGAAGGCCAGCGGTACGCCATTAACTCAAGAGCTTCGACGCATGGGCATACCAGTGACGGCCTATACACCATCGAGAGGCCAAGATAAGATTGCGCGAATGAACAGCGTTGCCCCGATCTTCGAGTCGGGCATGGTCTGGGCACCAGATGAAAGCTTTGCTGATGAGGTGGTTGAGGAAATGGCGAGCTTTCCGTTTGGCGATAACGACGATTACTGTGACTCGGCAACGATGGCTCTTATGAGGTTTCGGCAAGGCGGCTTCTTGAGCCTGCAAGACGATTACCCTGAAGAAGCCGAGTTTTTAAGGCGTGACAGACAGGTATATTACTAATGGCGATTGAAAAACAAGGCTTGGGCACGGAAAACGATCCTGACGTGATGCCGATGGGCAGCGCGATGGAAATCGAGCCAGAGATGACTCGAAACGACGAGATCCGCAACGCGGCAGAGATACTGGTTCGTGAAGAAGAAATCCTGATTGACGATGAAATCGATGCCGTAGAAGAGCAGATTGCTACCGATTTCAACGCTAATTTGGTTGATTTCATCTCGGACAGTGACCTTTCCAAGCTGGCAAGTGACGTTATCGGCTCGATTAAGGCTGATAAAGAAAGCCGATCCGAGTGGGAAAAAACCTACACAGATGGCCTGAAGTACCTTGGCATGAAGTTCGATGAGTCTCGCAGCCAACCCTTTGAAGGGTCTTCTGGCGTGATTCACCCAATACTGGCCGAATCTGTCACGCAGTTTCAGGCCCAAGCTTACAAAGAATTATTGCCAGCCAAAGGGCCAGTCAAGACTGAGGTTGTCGGTGTACGCAGCCCAGAGGTCGAAATGCAGGCTGGTCGCGTCCAAGACTTCATGAACTACTACATCATGAACATCATGGAAGAGTACGACCCAGAGCTGGATATGTTGCTGTTCTATCTGCCTCTGGCTGGCTCGGCGTTCAAGAAAGTTTACTTTGACACAGGCTCTAGCCGTGCGATGAGCAAGTTCATCGAGCCTCAAGACCTTGTGGTTCCCTACGAAGCGCCTGATTTGTTCACGGCTGAGCGTGTCACTCACGTCCTCAACATGAGCCGCAACGAGATCAAGAAGCAGCAGCTAAACGGCTTTTATGCTGATGTCGAGTTGAAAGGCGGCTCGATGACGGTGAATCGAAGCGACATCGAAGAGCAGATAGACGAGATCGAGGGCATGGAGCCGTCTTATCAAGAAGACCGCGACCATGTTGTCTTTGAGACGCACACCATTCTTGACATACCCGGCTTTGAAGACGTTGGTGAAGACGGAGAGCCTACGGGCCTGAAGCTTCCGTACATCGTCACGATTGACGAGCAGAGCCAGAAGGTTCTGTCGATTCGACGCAATTACATCGAGACTGACCCTCGCAAAGCCAAGATAAACTTCTTTGTGCAGTATAAGTTCTTGCCGGGCCTTGGTTTCTATGGCTTAGGTTTATCACACATGATTGGCGGTATATCCAAAGCTACCACATCTATTCTTAGACAACTTATTGATGCAGGAACATTAGCTAATTTGCCAGCAGGATTTAAAGCTAGAGGTATGCGTATTCGTGACGAAGCTGATCCATTACAACCGGGTGAATTTAGAGACATTGATACCACTGGTGGTTCTTTGCGAGAAAACTTAATTCCTTTACCTATTAAAGAACCAAGCAATGTATTAATGCAATTACTTGGTTTATTGGTAGATTCAGGCAAACGCTTTGCATCTATTGGTGATATGAATGTAGGTGATATGAACCAAGCCATGCCAGTTGGAACCACAGTAGCTTTATTAGAGCGTGGCACCAAGGTCATGAGTGCAATTCACAAACGCTTACATTACTCACAAAGACTAGAATTTAATTTATTAGCTAAAGTTTTTGCAGATTATTTACCACCTGAATATCCATACGACACTGGCTCAGGAGCAAGAGAAATAAAGATTAGTGATTTTGATGATCGCATTGACATAGTACCTGTTTCTGATCCAAACATATTCTCACAAAGCCAAAGAATTACTATGGCTCAAGAATTATTGCAAATGGTTCAATCAAACCCTGAAATACATGGTCCTACAGGCATATACGAAGCCTATTACAGGATGTACAGTGCTTTAGGTGTAGATAATGTAGATTCTTTATTACAACCACCTGCTGATAACACACCCAAACCATTAGATGCAGGTATAGAAAACAGTGGTTTATTATTAGGTCAGCCTGCACAAGCCTTTGCAGAACAAAATCATGAAGCTCATGTACAAGCACACCAAAGTTTGTTTTTAACACAAGTTGTTAAAGATAATCCACAGTTACAGTCGTTAATTATTAGTCATGTCATGCAACATTTACAGTTCTTTGCATCACAAATAGCTGAACAACAAATGCCACCTGAAATGCAAGAACAAATTGCACAAGTACAAATGCAAATGCAACAAGTTACACCTGAAGAAGCACAACAAATTCAGTTACAAATACAAATGATGCTAGATCAAATGAGTTCACCTATCTTGGCAGAATTGACTACGCAGTTTATGGAATCTATTAGTCAATCAAATCAAGGCGATCCTTTAGTTGCTATAAGACAACAAGAATTAGAACTAAAAGATAAAGAATTAGACATGGATCAAGAACAGTTTGATGCAAAACAACAATTGCAACTACAAGCCAATGCTCTTGATACACAAATGCAACAACAACGCTTGGATATGCAAAAAGCTATAGCTGATGATAAACTCCAATTAGCAGTAGAAAGGATGCAACAACAAGCAGAATTAAAACTTATGGAGTTACAATCAAAACTAAGGGGTAATTAATATGACAACATCTTACATAAAAGACAGAGTGCAAGAACTTAAAGCTCAAAAAAAATTAGATAGAGCTAAAGAAGAAGCAGAAAGACTTGCAAAAGAAGAAGCATTAGCAGAAAGAAAAAGACTTTCTGATGAAAGAATTGCTAAAAAACAAGCAATCATTGATGCAGGTGGTGTTGTTCCAAATCCAACACCTGTTGTTGAAGAAAAACCAAAAGTTGTTAAAGAAACAACTAAAGAAGTTAAAAAAAATGTTAAAAAGGCTGTTAAAAAAACAAGTAAACCAAAAAAAACAGTAAAAAAAGCAGTTACAAAGGTCGCACCAAAGAAAAAAGGTAGACCAAAAGGTTCTAAAAATAAAAAATAGGAGAAAATTATGCCAAAAGTAGGTGGAAAAAAATACGATTACAGCCCAAAAGGTATTGCCATGGCAAAAAACGCCGCTAAGAAAAAAGGCGTTAAAGTCCAATACAAAAACTATGGTGGCACTGTCAAAATGGAAAAAGGTGGTGGAGTCAAAATTATGAAATGCAGAGGTGGTGGAGCAGCTACTCAGGGTCTTGAATTTAAAATGAGAGACTAATGGATGTAGATTTTCTTAATAAATTGCAAAAAGAGATCGATTCTAAGATCGAAGCAATTAAAGAAACATACATGGGTGGTGGACTAAATGACATGGAACACCATAAATACTTGCAAGGACAACTGGAAGCGTTGTATTATGTACAGGATTTTATAAAAAATTACTTTAAGGCAAACAATGACTAAAAAAACAGTAGAATTATCCTCAGCTTATGTAGAACCTGATGAGGTTGTATTAGACCCAACTAAGTTAGATGATTCTGTTTTAGATCGTATGCCTCAACCTACTGGTTGGAAAATCTTGGTACTGCCTTATCGTGGTAAGGGAGTTACAAAAGGAGGAATCCTTCTCACAAAAGAATCACAAGACAAGGAACAACTGGCAACAGTTGTAGCTTATGTGGTGAAGTGTGGACCTCTTTGTTATAGTGGAGAAAAATATGGAGCACCATGGTGTCACGAAAAACAATGGGTTCTCATTGGTCGTTACGCAGGTGCTAGGTTTAAATTAGATGATGGTGCAGAGGTCAGAATAATTAACGATGACGAAGTTATTGCGACAATTTCTAATCCTGATGATATAGTGAGCTTATAAATGGTAGAAAACAAAACAGAACAAGTTGCATCCGAAGAACTAGATATTGAAATAGTTGAGGAAGCAACAGATAAAAACGAAGCCCAAGGAGTAGTTCAATCTGACGATGAGTTAGATGAATACACAAAAGGTGTGTCCAAAAGAGTAAACAAACTTACTCAAAGAGCAAAAGAAGCTGAACAAAGAGCACAGTATCTTGAGCAAGTAGCAGCTCAAAAAGATGCTGAAATAAATGCTTTGCGTACACATACCGATGAACTTGGTGCACAAACCTTGCTTGCAGAAGAACAATCTATTGAAGTAAAGGAACAACAAGCCAACGAGTTGTACAAAAAAGCTGTTGAATCAGGTGATGCAGAGCTTATGTCTAAAGCAGACACTCTTAAAAGCGATCTTTCTATACAGAAAGAAAAAGTACGCATGGCTAAAAATAGAAAAAAAGAGCCACAACAAACACAACAAGTACAGCCACAAGTACAGCCACAAGTACAACAACCTGATGTACAGCCTACTAGAGAGGCTTTAAATTGGGCAAGTAAAAATACTTGGTATGGAGATCAATCAAGCCAAGAAAATGTTGAAGCAACCCAATTTGCATATTTTACTCATTTTAATTTAGTCAATGAAGGCTACGAAGCTGATTCAGACGACTACTACAATGAGTTAAACAAAAGAGTTTTTAAAGTTTATCCTTCATTGGATAACAATGAAAAAGCCGAAGTAAAAGATGATAGACCCTCTGTGCAAAGAGTCGCATCTGCTTCTGTAGGAAGTCGGCAAAAAACACAAGCTAAAAAGAAAGGCGTGACTTTTTCTAAGTCCGAAGTAGATCGCCTCAGAGGGTTAAAACCTTACAACATGTCAGAAGATGACTGGTTGAAAAGAGTAGCCCAAGAGAAACAAAAAATTTCACAAAGAGAGGTAATCTAATGAAAGACGAAAAGAATTTGGACATGACTAGAACTGTTCGTGATTCCGAGACACACGATAAAGAGGCTCGTAGAAAACCATGGCGACCAGTCAGAAAACTTGAAACTCCTCCACCACCTGAAGGCTATGAATACAGGTGGATTAGAGAAGCAACTTTAGGTCAAGAAGATGCAAATAACATGAGTTACAGACTAAGGGAGGGTTGGGAACTTGTACAAGGTTCTGAGCTACCTGAAGGATGGCATTTTCCTACTATCGAACAAGGCAGGATGGCAGGCGTAATTCACAACGAAGGACTCGTTTTAGCAAAAATGCCAACTGAGACTGTACAAGAAAGAAGAGATCACTACGAGGGTAAAACTCGTCAGGCAAATGAAGCGTTAGACAATACTATGTTTAACGATTCTTCTAAAGACAATCGATATGTTAAGTATGATTCTAAGCGAGAATCTCAAGTTACTTTTGGACAAAAAAAGTAACTAATAACAGGAAACTAAATTATGGCAAATAAAAATGCTCCATTTGGTCTAAAACCTGTTCGTATGATGAGTGGTGCACCTTATTCAGGTGGACAATCAAGATACAGAATCGCTAGTGGTGCGACTACCCCAATTTTCCAAGGAGACTTGGTTACTCAGCTAACAGCAGGAGTATTGGGCAGACACGCCGCTACTGGAACTGTACCTATCGTTGGAGTTTTTAATGGCGTTAGCTATACAAACTCTGAGGGCGAACAGATTTTTAGTAATTATTACCCGGGAAGTATAACTTCCTCTGACATCTTCGCATCAGTGATAGATCATCCTAATGTTGTTTTTGAAGTACAATGCAACGCAGCTTTTCCAGTTGCAGACTTGTTTGGAAACTTCGACATTGTTGATGGATCACCTGTAGGAGATACGAAGTCAGGAAGATCAAATACTGAATGTGCAGTTAGTACTGGTGCAACCACTGCTACACTACCACTGAAAGTCTTAGATATTTCTGAGGACCCTGATAACTCGGATGTAGGTTCGACTGACACTAATGTTCTATGTGTGATTCAAAATCATATATGTGGACAGAAAGGTGCAGGTTTAGCATAAGGATATAAATTATGGCAATTTCAAGAGCACAATTAGCGAAGGAACTCGAACCCGGTCTGAACAGTTTATTTGGACTTGAGTACGATCAGTACCAACAAGAATATACTGAAATTTTTTCTATCGAGACTCTCAAAAGGCTTTCGAGGAAGAAGTATTGGTTATGGGTTTTGGTTCAGCACCAACTAAGTCTGAAGGACAAGGGGTTGTTTTCGACAACTCTTCTGAAAGTTATACAGCAAGATATACGCATGACACAATTGCGTTGGCTTTTGCTTTAACAGAAGAAGCAGTAGAAGATAATCTTTATGATTCTTTAGGAAAGAGATACACAAAAGCACTAGCACGATCAATGGCTAACACCAAAGAAGTCAAAGGTGCCAATGTACTCAATAACGCATTTTCTACCAGTTTTACTGGTGGTGATGGAAAACCTTTAATCGCTACAGATCACCCACTTGCAGGTGGTGGAACTGCTGCGAATAGAGCGACTTCTATGGCTGACCTCAATGAAACTTCATTGGAAGATGCACTTATTGACATCTCAACATTTACAGACGATAGAGGTCTAACAATCTCTGTCAATGCTTCAAAACTTGTGGTTCCACCACAATTAGTATTTGTTGCTGACAGAATATTGAACAGCACTCTAAGATCAGGTACATCAGATAATGATGTAAACGCTATCGCTAACACAGGCGTGTTACCGGGTGGCTATACAGTTAATCATTACTTAACTGATCCTGATGCTTTCTTCTTGCTTACATCTGTTACAGATCAAGGCGAGGGTCTAAAAATGTTCCAAAGAACAGGCATGGAGACTAACATGGAACCTGATTTCTCTACTGGTAACATTCGTTACAAAGCTAGAGAAAGATACAGCTTCGGTTTTTCAAACTGGCGTGGTATTTATGGTTCACAAGGAGCTTAATTGAACGATTTGTAATAGCGTTTATTACTCAACTATTACTTAAAAAGGGCTCAAAAGAGCCCTTTTTTTTTGACTTTTTTTAAATAATACGACATATCAGTGACTTACAATGTGTAATATATGTGTAAAAAGTTGTACATTTATGTAAAAAGATGTATATTACTTATATGGGAAATAAATTAAATAACAAAAAAGGAGAAAATATGAGTAAATCAGCACATGATGTTTTTAAAGCACCTGTTAGCAAAGAAGATTTGGTAATAGCGTGGCACACAGTTGGTTTTGATAAATACATCAAAACATTAAGCGAAATGTACGACATACCTGTAGATCAATTCTATGATGCTTGTAAAGAAGAACAAGAGGTTAGAGATGAAATTGTAGGTAACTTTGCTAAAGCCATGGAGGAAGCGTAATGAGATCATTAAAACATTTAAAAAAGTATTCACCTGAGTGGGATGAAGTTATGAACCTTGAGTTAGAGGTTGTAGCCAATGCTTACAATTACGAAGATGGTGAAAAATCTAAATATCCTAAGCCTATGTACAGCATTAAACTTCCTAATGACATGACAGGCATGGAGTTGTTTCAATCAATGGATGGCGACCAACCTATGTACCCTGCTACTAGCTACTTAAATATGTTAGAGCAATATGACCTTTATCACGATGATGGTTTGGCTGACTATCCTCGACATGATAATACCAAGCGTATTTTCTATCATGATTTTGAGAAAGCACATGCTTCTGTTTACTTCTTAAAAAAGCATTATGAATTTTTAAAAGAACAGGAGGTAGCGTAATGAAAAATCAAATATTCAAAGAGCTAACATATTACATATCTAGTGGAGAGCTAACAGCTATGTATACCCTTTGTCTTGGTTATGGACATGACCCAAAAGGAGATCATATTGTGAACCTTTCTACTGACTCTCAGAAAGCAGTAAGCAAGGCTATGGAGTATGTCGAAAAGGCTAATGACATTTATCCTCTTGAGACATCATATGCTGATGTAAGTCTTAATGAAATTGTTAGAAGAAAGCAAGAGCAAATTGAGGCTGACAATCTAAAAAGAAAGGAAGAAAATATTGCTAATTGGGTTGTAGCTTCTAAAGAGTTAATTTCTCAAGGCAAAAATCCTTTTGATAAAATTTGGGCAAATGGTCATATAGTAGGTCATTATTTTATTGATGACATGTCTCAAGAAACCATTAACTACTGGGCAAATATTACTGAGTACAAAAGTGAAATTCATGAAGCCATAAGCAACATATGTAAGCCAAGAGCTATTTACATTCCTAAAAATGCTAACAAACATTTTGGTTCTGTTGGTGACAAGGTTACTGTTAAAGCCTTTGTTCTAAGCCAAGATCATTATGAAAATAGTTTTGGTTATAACAATTATTCTGTAAAAATAAAATACATCACAGAAGATGGTGAAAGGCTAGTAACCAATGGTGGTGATAAAACTAAGTTTAATGAAGCTATTTGGGATTGTGTTAATACTTGGGTTGAGCTTGAGGCTACTGTTAAAACACACAACGAGTTTACTCCAAAAGTTGACTATACAGAAGTTTGTGAAAGAACTGGTGAGTATCTTTACAAAGAAAAAGATGGTGACAAGACTTGGAATACCACTTCACTTATCAGACCAAAGCTAATTAAAGTTTTTAAAAAAGAATCAGAAGTAGCCTAATGAACCCATAAAACTTAAAACATTCTATTTGCTAAATCATGCTCCAAGGAGTATGATTTTTAGTATCTAGGATATTTTAACTTGTTCTACAGACTGACCTAGCAGACAAGCCAAGACAGTAGAACTTATTTCCTTGGAGGAAATTATGGCAAACTCAACTTTTAATGGACCAGTTAGGTCTGAAGGTGGTTTTGAACAAATCACTGTTACTGCTAAGACAGGTGCAGTAACCACAAACCTTGATGTTGATTCAAGTGGTAATCTTTCAACTACAGGTACAATTAACAATCTTTTTCCTGTCACAAGCATTACTGATGCGACATATACGCCAACCACAGCACAATCAGGAACAATCTTTTCATTGAATCGTGCCGCAGGTATTACTGTTACTTTACCTGCCGCTAGTGCAGGGCTTTTCTATGAGTTTCATGTAGGAACTACTTTTACAGGAACATTCATTTTACAAGGTGCTTCTAGCTCTGATACTTTTCAAGGAATGATTTTACAACAAGATAAAGATGAACTTGGAAGTGTTGTTGCACTAAACGAAAACATTGACACAACTGGTTGGAATATACCTGCTGCGGCTGATTATAGATTGACTATGGATGCTGACACTGATGGTAGATTTATTGGTGGTCATATTAGATGTGTGGCTATTACAGATGCTATTTGGCTTCTAAATGGTCATGTCTTTGGAGATGGCACAGTTTCACATTCTTTTAGTTAAGGAGTAATTATGGCTGATGTAGTAACATCACAAACCATTCAGGATGGGCAACGCAAGGCTGTTATGAAATTCACCAATGCCAGTGATGGCACTGGTGAGTCTGCAGTAAAAAAAGTTGATGTATCAGCTTTAAATTCAAACTCAGCAGGCGTTGCTTGTACTTCAGTTGCAATCGCAAAGGTATGGTGGGCAACAACAGGTATGGGTGTCAAAATTGATTTTGATGCCACTACCAATGTTTTAGCTGTGACCCTACCTGCTGATTCAACTGGTGACGAGTATTACGATGATTTTTCAGGTATTCCAAACAATGCAGGCAGTGGTGTAACAGGCGATCTTGATTTCACCACAGTAGGTCATTCAAATGGCGATACTTATGTCATTATTCTTGAATTAATTAAAAACTATGGATAGATGGCAACATCAAACAGTAAAAATTTTGAACCTGATGTAGGTGAATTTGTAGAAGAAGCCTTTGAACGATGTGGTTTAGAGCTTCGCACAGGTTACGATCTTAAAACAGCACAAAGAAGTCTTAATCTTCTGTTAGCAGAATGGGCTAACAGAGGATTAAACCAGTGGACTGTGACACAAAAAACTGTAGCCATGGTTAAAGATACCACCTCTTACAACATAGACACCACTAATAGCACTGCACCGATTGATGTTTTAGATGCTTTTGTTAGAGAAACCATTGGTTCAGATGTAACTGACATTGCCATGGCTAGAATTAGTCGTTCACAATACTCAGCTATACCTAACAAAGCACAAACAGGTAAACCCAATCAGTTTGTTATAGATAAACAACTATCTCCAACCATTAGTGTTTACCCAACACCTGATAAGTCTGCAACATACACTGTGTACATGAATGTGTTGACACGCATGGATGATGCTGATGTAGGTGCTAATACCATGGATATGCCTTATAGGTTCTATCCATGTTTAGCGGCAGGTCTTGCATATTACATATCTCTTAAAAAAGCACCTGAAAGAACACCTATGTTAAAACAGTTGTATGAAGAAGAGTTTTTGCGAGCCATGAATCAAGATGAAGAAAGAGCTTCATTTCGTGTTAGTCCTGATTTAAGGAGTTATAATTCAGCCTAATGAGTGCATTTGCAAGTAATAAAAATGCTTATGGAATTTGTGATGTCACTGGTTTTCGTTACAAATTAAAAGACATGAAAAAAACATGGAATGGTCTTTTGGTAGGACCTGACCAGTTTGATCCTAAACATCCACAGATAGAACCAAGAAATGTAGCCACTGATCCTCAAGCATTACAAGACCCAAGACCTGATACAGCAGACGATAACAATTTTTTTACAGTCTACACCAATGTTGGTTTAGGAAAGTTAGGCACACAATTAACGACTTTTGAAGTAGCCTGTGGCGTAGGTTCTGTTACTATTACAACATCATGAGTTTTACATACGCAACATTAAAGACAGCAATAGGAGATTATTTAGAATCTTCTGAGACTACTTTTACCAATAACTTACCTACTTTTATAAAAGAAGCAGAAGATAGAATATTAAAATTTGTTGAATTGCCTGAACAAAGAAAAAATGTACAAGGTCAAACCACAGCAGACACAAGATTTTTAGCTTGTCCTAGTGATTTCTTGGCTCCTATGAGTTTAGCTATTATATCAAGCAATACTTATACTTATCTTGATCTAAAACACGCTTCTTTCTTAAAAGAATACAGTCCAACAACAACTGTGACAGGTCAACCTAAATATTACTCAATCTTCAGCCAAGACTCTTTTTCTCTTGCACCTGTACCTGATGCAATTTATACAGTAGAATTACATTACTTATATAAACCAGCTTCATTGACAAGTGGTAGTGACAGTGGAACGACAGTTCTTAGTACAGATTATCCTGATGCTTTACTCTATGGAAGTTTAGTTGAAGGTGCAATTTTTCTCAAAGAGACTCCTGATGTCATTGCTCAGTTTGAAGCAAGATTCAAAGAGGCAATCATGAGAATGAAAAACTTATCAGAAGGTAGAGATACTAGAGACGAATACAGATACGATAGCCTACGCTCAGTAGTATCGTAATGAAACCAATTAAATCGCTCAAGGGCAAGAGAGTTGCCTTGTTAGGTCTTGGCATATCACAAATAGATTATGTGATTGGCAAAGAAAATGGTAAAGAATGGGATGAAGTTTGGGGTATAAACTCAGCTTGTAGTGTTTTTAACTTAGATCGTTTGTTTATGATGGACCCTGCTAGTCGATTCTTAGACAGTGATGATGCAGGCAAACAAACTTTGGTTATGCGTAAGATGTTACCTGAGCTTAAAATACCTGTTTACACTTGTGAATTAGATCAAAGAGTACCAAAAGCCACTTTGTTTCCTATAGAAGAAGTTGCTAATGCTACTCAGTGTGCTTACTTTAACAACACAGTTGCTTATGCTTTAGGCTTTGCTATGTGGAATGAAGTAGAGTCTATTGATCTATTTGGCATAGATTTTTCTTATAGAAACGATTTACATTTTGCAGAAGCAGGCAGAGCTTGTGTTGAATTTTGGCTATCTAAAATGATGGATCATGGCATCACAGTTGGTGTTAGCCCTAGATCAACAGTCTTAGATGCCGATGTACCACCCACTGAAAAACTCTATGGTTATCATCGTTTAGAAAAACCTTTTTTAACTGTAATTCATGGCAACAAATGGATTATAAAACCACATGATGAAATAGATAATCAATTAGCAAAAGATGGTTTTACCTTGCAAGAACATGAATTACCACCTGAACCTTACAAAGGATAATGTCAGAAAGTTTTATACAATTAGGCAAAGTAGAGGTTCATACCACAGAAAATAAAGGTCATGATCCTGAATTTTGGGCAAAACAAACCACTGAAAAAATCTTAGGCATATCAGAAAATGCACCTGAACATGTTAGGTTGCAAGCTGAGGCTTTCAAAAATCATATTTATAGTATAATCTTAGCTAATATAAACAGTGCGATAGAATCTAAAAAGGTTACTATGGTTGGTTTATTAGTTAAACAAGGTCATGAAGACATGGCTAAGATTATAAAGGAGCTATAAATGGCAATTACATCAGCAATATGTTCAAGTTTTAAACAACAAATACTTGTCGAAGGACATAATTTAACCAATGGTGCAGATTCTATTAAGTTAGCACTCTACACATCATCAGCAACCTTGGGAGCAGGTACTACTGTATTTGTAACCACAGGACAAGCTACAGGAACTAATTACAGTTCAGGTGGATCAGCATTAACCAATGTTACACCTGCGTTGTCAGGAACTACTGCTGTGTGTGATTTTGCAGATTTAACTTTTGGTACAGCTACAGTTACAGCTAGAGGTTGTTTACTGTATAACTCTACTAATGGTAATAAAGCAATTTGTGCAATCGACTTTGGTGGAGATAAAACTAGCACAGCAGGCGATTTCACTGTGGTTTTCCCTAGTGCGACTGCAACTGGTGCGATTATTCGTTTGGCGTAAATTTTAAAGTTTATGGTAAACTTTTATGACAATAAAAGAGTTTACTTATGCCTTTAGCAAAATTTAATTTTAAAGCAGGAATCAACAAAGAAGAGACTGATTACTCAGAAGAAGGTGGTTATGTTGATGCTAATTTCATTCGTTTTAGAAAAAATCGACCTGAAAAGATTGGTGGTTGGCTAAAAGCTAGTGCTGATGCTTTTTTAGGCATAGCTAGAGCTTTACATCAATGGGTTAGTCTTGGTGGTACAAAATATCTTGGTTTAGGAACCACTCTTAAATATTACATAGAAAGAGGTAGTGTTTTTAATGACATTACTCCTATCAGAAAAACCAGTACCAATTCAATAACTTTTAGTGCAACCAATGGCTCTGCTACTATTACTGCTACTGATTCAAGTCATGGTGCAGTACAAGGAGATTTCGTTACTATCAGTGGAGCTGATTCTCTTGGTGGTTTAATTACAGCATCAGTCTTAAACACAGAACATCAAATTGTTACTGTACCCACAGCCAATACTTACACTTTTGTGGCATCAGCCACAGCAAATGCAAGTGATTCAGGCAATGGTGGATCAGGTGTAGATGGTTCATATCAAATCAATGTTGGCTTAAATGACTATGTGCAAAACACTGGTTGGGGTTCAGGAGCTTGGAGTGCAGGCACATGGAGTGCTGAAAATACTTTAAGTGTTACCAATCAATTGCGTTTATGGTCACACGACAACTTTGGTGAAAATCTGTTAATTAATGTTCGTGGTGGTGGTGTTTATTTGTGGACAGAAAACGATGGTTTGAGCACTAGGGCTGTGGCTTTATCAGATATATCAGGAGCAGACAAAGCTCCTACAGTAGCCTTACAAGTGTTAGTTTCAGAAACAGACAGACATGCAATTGTATTGGGTGCCGATCCTATTACAGGTGGCAATCGAACTGGTGTGGTTGATCCTATGTTAATTGCTTTTTCTGATTCAGAAAGTGCAATTGATTGGAACCCTACCAACACTAATTCAGCAGGCTCCTTGCGTTTATCAAGTGGTTCACAGATCGTAGGTGGTATAAAAGCAAGACAAGAGGTGCTAATTTGGACTGATACCAGTATTTACAGTATGCGTTTTATTGGTGCTCCATTGGTTTTTTCTGTAAATTTAATTAATGAAGGAGCAGGATTGTTAGGACCTAAAGCATTTGTTAATGCACCTAATGGTGTATTTTTTATGAGTAAACAAGGATTTTACTTCTACAATGGTGCTGTACAAAAACTACCATGCACAGTGCAAGAATATGTGTTTGAAGACCTTGACCTATCTCAGGCTTACAAATGTCATGTAGCTTTAAACTCAGAGTTTTCAGAAGTTTGGTTCTTTTATCCATCCATTGATGATGACACAAGAGAAATTTCAAGATACGCCATATACAATTACGAAGAAAACTCATGGTCAATTGGTTCATTGGTAAGACATGCTTGGATCGATGGTGGCATACAAAACAGACCACAAGCCACTGGTGTATCTTCAAGTTCTTACTATTTATACAACCATGAATCAGGTTTTAACGATGACACTGAGCCGATGGACAATGTGTTTATACAATCTGCTGACTTTGATATAGGTGATGGTGACTCATTAGCGTTTGTAAAACGCATTTTGCCTGATGTCAAATTTGTTAATGCTCAAGGCACTTCACCTGATCCTGCGATAAATATAGTATTAAAGAATCGTGATTTTATGGGTGAAAGCCTAACCACAGACTCTACATCGCAAATTAAATCTAATACCAACAAAGCAGATGTAAGAGCTAGAGGTCGTCAATTTGTGCTTAGATTTGAGTCAGATGATGATAATAGTGCTGATGATAGAAAAGATTACAAATGGAGGTTAGGTAACACTAGGCTAGATATACAGCCATCAGGTCGTAGAGGGTCATGACAAAACTCTTGGTTACAAGGTTGCCACTGGCTGAAGGCACTGATGTAACACCTGAGCTTTTCAATCGTTTAATAAGAATATTAGAGATTAACTTAGATAATGTTGATCCTGATAGAATCCCTAGTTTTAACGCTACAGAGATTTCTGAATTGCAATTTGCAACAGGTAGTATAATATTTAATACTACAAACTCTATACATCAAGCGTTTGATGGTACTAGGTTCAGAGACTTGTACAGTCATCAAACCTATCCAACAGGATTAGGTGCTACAATGAGTGTAGGAGCAGTAACAGTTACAATAGGTTAATTATGGCTATAAGCGAACAATTACAACGAAGAATCAACAATTTAACTCAGGGCATGGGTGCTACATCTAACAAAGAAATGGAAATGTTTAGAGATGCTAGCCCTAGCAACATGCAATTTGATGTCGAAATAGATGGAAAAAATCGTCAATTTGGTTTTGATAGCCAACCTGATGAACAAGCCATGCAAATGTTAAGAGATAGATTAGGCGTTACCAAAGGAGCTATCTCAAACAAAGAAATGGAAATGTTTAGAGATGCTGTTCCTAGCATGGGCACAATGGGTAGTGGTATGGGTGCTATATCTGACCAAGAAAGACAAATGTATATGGATTCTATTCCAAGAGCAATGGACATGGTTGGTCCAACCAAAGGAGCTATCTCAAACAGAGAAATGGAGTTGTTTAGAAATGCTAGTCCAAGCATGGGAACAATGGGTGGTAGTGACGAAACCCAACAAGCCATAAATTCTTTACAACAAGAACTGCAAATGTCTACCGATCCTGAAGAAGCTGAAGGCTTGGGTCGTATGATTGCAAAATTATCAGCAAGCATGATGGCACCTTTAGGTAGTGTAGCAAAACAAGTAGCACAAGCAGGTGGTGGTGAAGACACAGCTTTGGCTCATGTACGACCGGGTGAGATTGTATTGCCTCCTGAAATGATGGAAGACCCACAGTTTGAGGCTATTGTTGAAGAAAAGTTTAATCAATTAGGTATTAACCCTGAAGAAGCTGTAGTAGGTATGGGTATTGCTAGTCTTAACCAATCAACAGGACTCGAAGAGTTTGGTTTTTTTAAGAAACTAGGTAAGAAACTAGGCAAGGTAGTTAAGAAAGTAGCTCCAATTGCTATGCTAGTGCCGGGCGTTGGTACTGCTTTAGGTGGCGTATTGGGTGGTGTTGGTGGCAGTATTGGTGGAGCACTTGGAATGTCAGGAACTACTGGCATTGGTGGTTTAATTAAAAGTGGTGTTACAGCTTTAGGCAACGCAGGTATACCGGGCTTATCTTCAATAGCAGGAGGAGCTTCAGGTGGATTCTCAAGTTTACAAGGGCTAGGTTCTTTGAAAGGTATGCTAGGTGATGGTCCTTTAAGTGGTTTACTAGGTGGTGGTCAACAACCAACCATTGAAGAAATTGGTGCAGGTGATCCAATGGCACAAGTTAGGATCGAAAGACTAAGAGCAGAAGGAATGTCTGATGCACAGATCATGCAAAACTTACAACAATCAGGCATGGTTCCACAGGCTTCACAAGGCAATTTTAATTTAGGCAGAGCTCTTACAGGTGGAGCAGGAAGAACTCCTGACATGATTAAATCAATTGAAGATCGTATCAAAGGTCAAGGTGGTAGCATGTTTGGTGGAGGTCAAGGTGGTGGAATGGGTGCATTAGGCACAGCAGGTTTAGTAGGTTTGGCAGGAGCACTTGGTAAAATGGCTTACGATGAAACCAAAAAAGACAAAGGTGTGCCATTAACTCCTTTAAATACAATGAACGCGGCAGGTAGATTTAACTTAGAAGCAGAAATAGCTCGTAGAATGGGTCAACAAGCACCTAATCCAGTAGAGTTTGGTTTATTACCACAGAACACTTTGCCTGAACTATCAGGTGGTCAAGCAGTACCTACAGGCATGATGATGGGTGGTGAAGTGATGATGCCGATGGAAATGGCAGAAGGTGGTTCTTTACCTAATAAAGGCTTAGAAGCTCTTAACAGAGTCGCTCCTGAAGTTGTAGA